AAGAAATAATAAACTATATGAGTGAAAATGAATTCAATGAAGCTCTTGTTTATATTTTAAAAGAATCTATTAACAATGACTAAAAACGAATTGATAAAAGAAGTTCAAGATGCTTTAACGGCTTCATGCGCATTGCCATACGCACCTCCAGATAAGGAAATAGATCGTATCATCGATGTGGAAATGAAATGGCTTTATAGAGAGTATCGCGACCTGTGGCAAGATCAAATTTATGTATTAAATAAAAAATATTATTTATCGCCAGAATGGAAGAGCACAAGAACTTATCAATTGCCTGAATGTGTTGTTGGGTTAAAAACATGTTGGGAAATGACAGGCGGAAGCAGAGTTTTTGGTATAAATGACCCCGATTTAAATTTTGACAGATTGATGGCCGCAGATTTATATCTTACACCATTATCTTCAGATCAAATAACTTATAGGACCATCCAATGGTCATTTTGGGACCTCGCCAGGGCATTTAATTTACGAGATATAAATCACCATTTCAATTTAAATACAAGGCGGCTAGTAATCACCGGAAGAACACCTGTTGAATCTCTATTCTTATTAACAATGGTAAAGATCCCTGATCAGGATGCTTATGAAGATACCATTGTTTTGAAATGGATGATTGCACAGGGAAAGAGGTCTCTTGCAAAAATACTTGGAGCATTTAATTATCAACTTCTCGGTAACATAACAATAAACTTTGAACAATACAGGACTGAAGGAAATGAAGAACTTCAAGAGCTTAAAGAAAAAATAGCCAGTGACAATGTACCTGACTGGTTTATAATGTTTCCTTAAGAAAAAGGAAATCAAATAGTTATGTTAAAAATTTATGATAAACAATGAAAGCTAAATTTATAAACGAAAACATAGAAGATGTTTTAAAACCTAAATCTGAAAACGAAATAAAAAAAGCCATTTCAAAATATTCTTCTGATGAATTATGGGATTTGTATAAAGAAACAAATAACGTAGAATTTTTACGTAATGCAGTTAAAAAAGGTGGTTTAAAAAATGTTGGGGAATATGAGTTGGAGCATATATTAAATGATGCGCCAGAATTATCTGAGGATGTTTTTCCATTGATTGTAAAAAATTTTATGCACAAATTAAAAAAAGTAGGTGATACTTATAAAGTGTATTTTGGTGGGTGGGGCGTTTTTGCTGATTTGTTTAATGAAAATCGTGAAATTTCAGTTGAAACAATTCAAACTATTTTAGATGGTGATGCATTCGAAATATTTGAACATTTTGGAGAAAAAGTAGATTTAGAAAATGAAAGTTATGCTATATCTATATTAAGTAAGAAACTTAAAGATACAAACATCCACCAAGATTTAAAAAAAGCAATAATAAACGAATTATCTCGTCACCCTGAAATTGACCAATCAGATTTAAAGGAATCTGACAATCTTGAAAAAGTATTTAATTTTTTTCTAAAAAATAAATCACATTTAGTATATGTAGCAATAGCTTTACGCGATGCAATAAATGAAACAGAATCTATTGCTGCTGAAAATGTAGCATATAAAGAATTAGTAAATAAAATTAAAAGTGTTTTTGGATGGAATAATCAAAACCCTATTTATAAAGATGAATATTTTTCGCTCCCTATATCTAATGATAATATAATTAAAATGTTTAATATTTCACATGGCATAATTGATAAAATAAGTTATTACCCTCCTTCATATGGTTGGACAGGAGATATAGAAGACGAGCCTGAAACCTTTAACGATGCGCTTTTAAATCAATTAAGTGATATTAATGACAAAATGTCATTATAAAAATACAAATTATTATACTTTTGTCATATTTTTAAAACTGGCATACAAATTGTAATATAATATACAAAATAAAAAATAATTTAAAAATAAACGCCATGAAAAAAACATTTTTAGATGACATCTTTGAGTCCTTTAATCTTGATGCAGTTTTTGATGATGCTTGGAAGGGTTTTGAAACCAAATTTAAATATCCTACTACAAACGCAAAACATTATCATGATAGTGAAACCAAAGAACATACCTTAATTATTCAAGCAGCCGGCTTCAAAAAGGAAGAGATTGATATTGAAGTTACAAATAAAGGAATAATTCTTAAGGGAGATATTAAAGACGAAAGCTTGAAAGAAAGAATCTCTCGAAATGAATTTCATTACATATTACACAACAATGATGTTGATGCAGAATCTTTAGATGCTGCGCTTGAAAATGGAATTCTTACTATTAAATTTAAAACATTAACCGAAAAGACAACAAAAAAGGTTGTTATAAAATAAAAAATGGAGAGCTTAAAACTCTCCATTTTCATTTTCTTCTAGCGTATCTATAAAAGATTCATAATCATATATTTTTTTGCTCCATATATGCTTGCCCTACTCTATGTTTAAATAAATCTAACATATCACCAACCCAATGAACCCAATCTATGCAATTTGATAACACAACTAAATTTGATGTTAACTCTTCATTCCATATTTTATACATTCGTTTAAGACCTAAAATTCCTGCAGATTTTTCATCTGGATATTTATATTTTTCAAGATCATTGTAAAGTTTAATTATCTTTTTTTTGTCTTCATCATTTGTCATTGTATTTTTTGACAATATTTCACTCCATTTTTTATGCATTTTTAATATAATTGGAATGTTTCTTTCATTTGTTTCTAAAAGATCTGCTAAAATAGTCGTTTCATCTCTAGGTTTAAATATGTTGGATATTTCTTCGTTTAATTTTTGTTCTAAAAATTTCACTGCATCTTCTGTGCCTCGTCCTTCTCGATGAAAACCTCCACCGCCATAATCAGAATCTAATATTTCTAAAGATTCTATTATGTTCTTTTTAGAAATGTATTTTTCATAGTTAGCAAAAATTCAATCAAGGACTTTAAAATAAGCCATATAAATTGTTTTTGCAAGCACAAATTCTTTAAAATGATCTGTGGTTTTAAATCTATTTTCGGAATATTTTAACATTTCAATTATGATATCTTCTGATGCTTCGTTGTTATCATGAAATGCGATCCAAATGTTACCTGAATTTTCATTATCAATTACTTTTGCTCCATTTTGTAAAGCATATTTTGCATAAGGTACATTCCCTCTTAAAATAGCGGCTCTAAGATGTTTTGTAGCATCTTCAGGGTTTTCAATTTCTATGGAATTTTTTAAGTTATCAAAAATCTCTTCCTCGGTTTTTGGTTTGAATATAGATGATTCCTCTATTGTTTTTATATGATAACCGTTGTCCTTTAAATATTTTTGAATTTTGATTGCTGGCTCGTATGGGTTTTCATTTTTTGCAAATGCTTTTGCAATTAAATTTATTATGTATTCATCATTAACAAATTCACTACGAGACATTGGGTTAAAGAATTTATTATTTATATTAACAAGTTTGTAAATGTCGTTTACATATTCTCGGGTGTTTTCATCTGAATATTTTGTATCTTTAAAAACATCTCTTAAATCAACTGGTTTAAAAATGCTTTCATTCAACAAGACTTCGTATATTTTTAAGGCTTTCACTAATATTTTTATTTTATATATTTTCTTGCTTTTCTTGCATTCAGAATATATAAAATAAAGTCATTAATGATTCGAGAAATTTATAACAGAAACCCTTCTGATCCAAACTATGTTTATGGTGTATTGGAACACTCAGACCCAATAGAATCAATCATTTCAAAGATTAAAATGATATTTGCAACATCGCAAGGGCAAATTTTAGGAGATTTAAATTTTGGTGTAGGTCTTGAAGACTTAGTGTTTGAAACGCGTATAAATAAAATGGAACTAGAAGAGAAAATAAAATCACAAATAAGTCAATACATTGAAGAATCAAAAGATTATAAAATTGAACCAAGGGTTTCATTTGGAAAGGCTGATGGTTATGACTATGCAGTGATTGACATTTTTATAAATGAACAACGTGTGATTGGAATATTGATTAAATAAAAAAATATAAATAAATGGCAACCAATAATAACCAAAAATTTGAATTCTTTCGTACGAGCCGCATAAGATTTTCAGAATTATATCAAGATGCTATAAATCTAATACGTGCAACATATGAAGATGTTGGCCAATATTTTACGATGGCTTCTCCAATGGGTCAACTTTTACAAGTTACTCTTCATTTTGGCAGAATGATATTGTATTATATTGAAGATGCCATAACAGAATTAAACATAAACACTGCATCAAGACCAGCAAGTGTTAAAGGGATCGCCACAATAACAGGTCATAACCCCTCAAGAGCTTTGGCTGCCAGAGGAACTTTGAGATTTTCATACAATGGAGAAAAAATTGATATTTATGGAAGCACTGTTACAATACCAAATTATACACAGATGTCATCAAACATAAATGGTTTGACATATACAATGGTGTTGCCAGGAGAAGAAATAAGGTTAGACTTATCAAACATCACAAATTTCATAGACGTAAACATTGTTCAAGGAAAGATTGAATACCAACAAGCTACAGGTACAGGAGACCCGTTACAATCTTTTAATTTCCAGAATAAAAAGGGAGCAGGTATAGATAATTATTTTGTCAATGTATATGTTGATGGTAAACGATGGGATTTAAGAGATTCTATAATGGACATGATATTCAATGAACAATCATGTATAGTTAAAACTGGCCAAACAGGGGGGATAGATTTATTTTTTGGTACTGGATATAATGGTCAAGTACCAAGATTTGGTTCAACTATATTGGTTGAATATCTTTTAACTGATGGAGAACCAGGCAACATTAAAACCCCTACAACTGATTCTTTAACAAATTGGAAGTTTATAACAAAAGGTTATTCATTAGCGGGCGAAGATGTTGATCTTAATAAAATAATGAAAGTTGCAATAAAAAATGACATAATATTTGGAACCTTAGAAGAACCTATCTACTTAACAAGGTTATTGGCTCCACACATGTCACGTTCGTTTACACTTGCTAATGCTGATAATTACATCTATTTTTTACGTAAATTAAACATGTTTACGATTGTTGATGCAATACCCGGTTTTGCAACATTTGAGGACCAATATG